ATATCTACTCGTTCATCAAAGTCTTGTACTTTAATTTCTCTTGATGCACCTGGTACATCGTATGGATATACTGGTGGTAAGTATGTTTTAAATACTTCTGCTAATAATTTAAATTCTTGTTTAAGTCCAACGTACAATCTTTTGTGGATTGCGGACATTACACGTGAACCACGTTCTAATAATGCAACTGTAGTACCCACTGCAGCCTGTTGATTCATATCACCCACTTGCATATCAGCGATGGACGCGAATCGTTGGCCAGCTGATACAACCACTCCCATCAATTGAAGTAAAGTTGCATCAGGACCTTTGAAGGGTAGAGTCATAAACTGATCTTTGATGTTTCCACCAGGAGCGTCTACGTCTCTAAACTCACCAGGTTGTAAAGGCT